AGTCCGTTATCTTGTAAAAATCTGTGAAAGTCAGGTTGTATAACGCTGTCAAAGTTTTTTTCTAGATCATCATAGACCATTGCTTTGGTAAAGCGGTTGTTTATCTTTAATACAGTTGTAAGATAATCACCGCCCGGTTTATCCTGATTCGCATATCTTTGATAGCGTAGATTCATTAACTCCTGAGAGTTAGCTTGACTCTTAAGATTACTATGAAGTTTATTTATCTCAGATAGTTTGCCAGTTTCTATTAATTTATTAAAGTCATCTATAGCTCCAGTCTTTGCCATGTATAACTCTGACTGTTCTACTAACCCTGCAAAACTCTTAGCTAGGGTAGGAGACAAGCCAGCCCATACTTGAGATAGCTTTTGATTCTCTGCTGCTTGCCTTTCGTGATTCTTAATTCTAACTTCAGCGTTTTGCTTGATAGCTTTTTCACGTAGCTGACGAGGTTTCTGTACCTCTATCTCGTTAAGTAGCTTTCTGTTGTTTGCTTCTTTTGATTCTTTGCTTTCTAGATCGGAAATACGTTGTCTAGATTGGATTCGGTTCTGTTCTTCCAGTCCCCTAAGAGCTTGTACTTTTCTGTCACTTTGCTCTTGCATGGCTCGTAAGCCATCATCCATTCTTAGATTACGATTTCTACCACCAGAGGCGTACCTCTTGTAGTTTTTTGATAATGCCATTATTTATATTTTAGGAGTAAAGGCTGATACAACACCTGTTGCTGCTCCAGCTAGGCTAGTTAAACTTGTACCCCATACCTGTGCTGCCGCTGCTGATGGAGATATCATAGCTCCTTCAATAGGCTCTGGTCCAAAGTCATAGTCTCCGTATACTCGTGGGTACATGAACTGTGCTTGTGGTGTAGGTAATGGTTGTATCGGCATAGGTAATACACCGGGATCTAACATTTTAGCTGCATAAGCATTTAGGTCAGACACAACTCGCTCTCTTCCGATGGCTCGTATTGTGCTGTTTGCTTCTTGTGTAGCACTGTCCAAAGACAGGTCTAGCAATGTCATTTTAGTTCCAGCTTGTAATAAAGCTGCTGATGTAAGCTTGTCAGCAGTTCGACCAGTAACACCCCGTGCTCGGATTGTACCTTCTGCTTGCATAGCTTCTAACATTGCATCATTTTGTTCGTATAAGTTTTGTGTAGTTATCTCTTGTAACTGACGTCTTTCATTAAGTCTTGCATCACGTTCTTCTAATGCGTTTACACCAAGCTGATTAAAGTATATATCTTCAGACTTGCGATACATCTTTTCATTTGTTTCTTGCTGTTGATTACGTATCTGAAGATTGTAATTATAGCTCTGTGCATTTTGTGCATCTTTATAAGCTGCAAGCTGTCCTTCGTTCTTAGCTCGCTGTTCTATTTCTTGTACAGCAAATTCACGATCAGCAATAGCAGCATCTTTTTGCATCTGCCATGCTTGTTTATCGTATTCGTACTGTGCACCTACCGCATTGTTGCGATCAGATTGTGCCTGTTTAGCTGCATCAGAGCTTTTCTTAGCTCCGTACAGCCCAACAGCAGCACCTACAACTGGTGCTAACCATAACATAATTAAGTTCTCCTGTAAAATCTAGGTGAGTATATTCCTTCCCACATCATAGAGTTTAGAGAGACAGGGAACGGCGAATCGTTAAATAACCGTAATGTAAAGTTATCTGTTTTTTGGTGTATAGGTAATGTAAATATAGTATGATCTGATATAGCGATATCATTAGCTAAATAATCATCAGCCATAATAACTGGATTTAGATTATACCACTCATCAATGTATATAAGTATAGCAACACCGTCACCGGGTGCAGAGCTAAATGTAATTTTAGGTAGTGCACCAGTTCTGTCAACTGTAAATGCTGTAGTTACCACATTATTTAATTTAACTTTGATCTGGTCATCGTCTATATAATTTATATCTTCATTAATCCAAGGAAATACTGTAGTAGATCCATCACCTGTATATTCTTTTTTACCTTGACGTATACCTTTTGATCTTAATTTAAAACCCATAACTCCTGATAAACCTACAGCAAACTTCATACGAGCTATTGTAAGATTAGCAGTAAAGTCACTACGCTTCATTTCTTGATCTATTTTGTAATATGTCTTAGGCAATATAACATCAAAGTCAAACTTATATCCTACAATAACATCACTTGCTACACTTGTCAAGTTTTTAAATGGTACTTTAAAATATGTTTGACCACTTCTAGCACCACTAGATTCTACTACACGTTCTGGAGATATAGTAAATCCAGATTCAATAAACTGACCTGTAGCTGTAGTACCTTTAATTACTATTACAGGTGTTAGGTTTGTAGCATCGTTGTAAGGTATAAAACATTTACTAAAGTTACCAGCTGTATCAAACTCAACAGCACTAGCTGTAGCATATAAATCTATACATGGATTTAGTTTTTGACCATCGTTGTTAACAATAATAGCGTCGTCAGGACTCTGACTCAAGCTAGCTTTACTAAGTGTAAACTGTCCGCCCTGTTTTGTTACAGCAAAAAATTCATCAGAATCTGTTGCTATAGTTTGTACATTACCGGGTGCAAGCCAGTTAAACCATGTTTGTAGTTTTATATCTTTACCTTCTGCATACTGTCTAAAGAAATATATGTATCTTGTACTTTGTCCTGAGAATGCAATAAACTGGTTTTGAGCACTTGAGATTAATGTATCGACTGAGGATGGTATCCATTCGTTTACAACTCTACCGATGTCAGCTACCTGTGGGTTTTCGTTTTCTCCACGTGTAACCATAGCAAAGACACGAGTATAACTAGGTGTCTTACTGATAAAGTTAATTGTAGTACCAGTATCAACAGGGTCAATAATCGTATCCATCTCATAGTTAGCTATGGTACGTATCACTGTTTTAGCTGGTGTTAGTATACCATCAGCAGCTCCCATTAGAAACTGTTGGTTAGCACTAAATAGTACTAGACCTTGAGTAGATGGTAGTACACTATGAAGTGCAACCGGCTTAACTGTACTAGCACTAAGATCAATAGGATCTGAGTCTGTAATAGTTTGTGCAGATGTATGATAGAAATTAAAAAACTTAGCTGACTGACTCATAGATACTGTGTCGCCAGATAAAAAACCGAGTCTGTTGTTATGAAAGAATGACTGAGTTATTTTGTTACCTACAAATGATGGGTGTGTATTAGTTTCATCATCACCTACAGCACGTGCATCATATGTTACACGTTGAAATGTAAAATTATTTACACTTGTATTTACTAACTCATGCGGCATTGTAGCAGCATCTAATCCTGTAGATACAGCTGGAGATACAGCTTCTTCGTAGTAACCCGGTCCTGATGTACCATCATTAGCTACATATCTTAAAAAATAAGCTGATGTAAGTGCACCACTGTTAACAACTTTAACAACATGATTATGCACTGATTCACCGGGTAACTCATCTAATGTAGCAACCTGATCTTGAAATACATTTAACTGGTTAGCAAATGGTCCAGCTGAACCAGTTAATGTAAACGTAGCACCAGTACGTACTAGACGTAGATTATCTTTAAGTTTAGTAACTGTTAAGTTAGAAATACCTAAACCATCTATACGACTTTTTAGCTCTGTTAAAACTTGATCGTATGTTGTAGTGCTACCTGATGTGTATGCTGAAATAGGTTGACCAGCTACAGTTACATTATATGTAGTGTTAATAGATGTACCTGTAATTCTGATTGTACCTTGTCTGTTAGCATTAAATGTAGGAGCAGCTAAGGTATTTACTGTTGTAGTTTTGTTTGTAATTATAGACTTATCTTGTATTGTCAGTACGTCATAATCTGTACGTGCTCCTGTAAGGTACGCCTGTGCCCCTGTACCATACGTAACAGTAGCTGAGGCAAAGGTTACAGCGTTCCATATAGCAATGGCTCCTGTAGAGCCTCCTGACGCTGGTGTAATGCATCCTATATATTTTTCATTATCGGTTCTAGATATAAAGAACCACTTAGAGTTGTCATATGTAGTGCCAGTACCTAGATTTCCTATATGCTGAAACCCCGGTCTTTTTGTAAGACCAAAGGTTGGATCAGGATAGCCGTTGATACACTCCTCGACTTGACCGGGAAGTTTCTTATCATCAGATTGTCTAGATACTCCACCAAGATAATCGTCAACTCGCTGAGTAACTGCTGGCATTATCGTTGTAAAGCGTGAAATGGTTGATAGCTTTGGTAGAAGTTTTGGGAGTCTTGCGGATGACCAAACATAGTAAACTGCCCTTGGCTAGTTTCATACTCCGTAGCTAAAGCTCGTTGTTGTACTTCTTGTTGTTGTAGACGCGTGTACTGATCGTCGTCACCAACAATTCTACCAGACACAATAGTAGCTGCTCTGGCTTTGATGTAGTTTTGTACTGGTTCTGGTAAATCTATAAAATCAAATTCCCAGATTACGTCACATTCAATAGGACTATATGTCCATTTGTATGTGTGGTTCTGTCTGTCATATAATTTACCACTTCTACGTACAGCATGGTAGGGTGAGTTCTGTGCGTTTTCTGTAAGTTTAATTTGTATTACATTGTTAGGTATAAGTATTTCATTATTAACATCTTTGTTAAATTCGTAGTGGTACTCCTTGTTGAAAGTCCATCCTTCAGATTGTACCTCTCGTGACACCTGTAACAGGGTAGCATAGGCAATCGCAACTTCCGGGTTGGTTTGGTCTAGTGTAGTTACAGGAGCCTGACCACAGGATGTAAGTATTTGATTAATAGCTGGCAACTCTTGGGCTGCGTTTGTGGTTGGAAAAGGCATAATAAAAAAGGGGAGCCGAAGCTCCCGTATAAAAAATAAAAATTAAGCGTTAGCTGGATATGATGTACCGAATGCAGCGTTACCTGTAGATCCAGTAGCAGCACCAGCGATTAACTCAACGCAAGCAGCAGGGTTTAAGAAGTCTGCTCCCATTGCGAGTCTACCAAGTATAACATCACCTTGATACACAACTGACACATCACCAGAAGTTACTTGGATCTGAGGTCCAATAGCTTCTACAACACCAGCGGCTTCCTTTTGGAAGATTAGTCCGCAGCTGTTAGCAAAGTCAGATGAGTTACCATAGTTACCGTTGATACCGGTTACAGAAGCTCTAGCGTCTTCTGCTGTTTCACCTACAAATGAACCTATGTTTCCGGGGCTGGTTACACCGGGGTTAGTTGCAGATGCAGAGCCGTACTTAGTACCGTATGAGCCGAAGAATGGGATGTTCATTGACTTGTAGATCTTGATGCCTGCAATTTCAATGATTCCATTACCTGACTGTAATGCTGAACCTTGAACGTCTCTGTTGATAAGACCGTTAGAACCTATGTCCTGTATAAGTGCGTAG